TAAGTTTACTTGCACCAGGTGTTGCATCAAGACTTAATCCAGGATTATTAAAAGGTGTTTTAGGTTTAGGAAAAGCTGCAAGATTTTTTACACCAACAGGACTTGCATTACTAACAGCAGGACAAGCAAAAGATTTTTATGATCAATATCAAAATCTTCAAGCATTAAAAGAAACAGATCCACAAGCTTATGAAGCTTTCATGAGTCAAAGAGTTAGTGAAGAAATATCTCCAGAACAACAAACTGAAATAGAAGAAATGGGAAGAGAAGGAGCAATGAAGGGTGGTATAATGCGACTAGGTTTCAAAGATGGTCCAAAAGATCCTTCAAAAAGAAAATTTATAAAAGTAGGTGCAGGTATTTTAGGGGCATTACCTTTTGGTGTTACTAAAATTTTTCAAAAACCTGCTGTTCAAGAAGCTGCTGCAAAAGCAATTCCAGCAGTTCAAGCAGGTTGGTCTTGGGTTAAAAATAATTTTTGGGATGTTGTTGCCACTATTAAAGATAAAGGTAGTGGATGGGCTAAACTAAAAGAGGGAGAAGTAAGAATACTTAAAGATATGGAAGTAGTTGAAAATCCTGAAACAATTAGGGTTAGATACAAAACAGATAATGGTAATAATGCTGAGACAGTTTATACTAAACCTTACAAAGAAGTTAATCCAGAAACAGGAGAAGTTATTGATGTACCTGGTGACTTTCAAGAATATCAAGATGTTTATAGATTAGGTGATGGAGAAGTTTATAAAGATTTTGAAGAGGAAATCATTGATTCAGTAGATAATGTTAAAAAAATTATTAAAGAGGACTAAACTAACTACAACAGTACCCCCTAAATCAGGGCCTCAACCACAAGGCTTGAATATTAGCTATAATACTGTTAAAACAATCCAAGCGGAGAAAATAAATGGCAGACAACATAGACAAGGCGCTACCAAACGTAGAGCAAACAATAAACGTACCATCACCTGAAGAAATTCAAGAGGCACAAGCTGAAGAACAAAAACAAGTTGATGAAGCTGGAAATCCTATTGAGATAACTGAAAATGAAGATGGGTCCGTTGACATTGATTATGATCCTTCAGTAGCTTCCGTTGAAGGAGGTGAAGGTCATTACGATAATTTAGCTGATCATTTACCTGATGACATATTAGGAAGATTAGGAAGTTCACTTTATCAAAACTACCAAGATTATAAATCTTCAAGAAAAGATTGGGAAAGAACTTACAGAGAAGGTTTAGATCTATTAGGATTTAAATACGACAATCGAACAGAACCATTTCAAGGAGCAAGTGGTGCAACTCATCCTGTTCTTGCAGAAGCCGTTACACAATTTCAATCATTAGCTTACAAAGAATTATTACCATCTGAAGGACCAGTAAGAACTCAAATTTTAGGATTACCTACTCCTGAAAAAGAACAACAGTCTCAACGTGTAAAAGATTTTATGAATTATCAAATTATGGATCAGATGAAAGATTATGAACCAGATTTTGATCAAATGTTATTTTATCTACCTCTAGCGGGATCATCATTTAAAAAAGTTTATTATGATGAGGTAGAACAACGAGCCGTATCAAAGTTCGTGCCTGCAGATGATTTGATCGTTCCGTATTCAGCTACCTCATTAGATGATGCGGAATCAATCATTCATGTTTTAAAAATTTCAGAAAATGATTTACGTAAACAACAAGTTGCAGGTTTTTATAGAGACATAGAATTAAAACCAGGTCAACTAAATGAATCTGATGTTGAAAGAAAAGAGAGAGAATTGGAAGGTCAAAGTAAATCTGCAAGAGAAGAAGATGTATTTAATATTTTAGAATTCCATACAAATTTAGACTTAGAAGGTTTTGAAGACGTTGGGCCCGATGGTGAGCCAACAGGAATTAAATTACCTTACGTCATTACATTAGAAGAAAATTCAAGAGAGATTTTATCTATTAGAAGAAACTACGAAGTAGGTGATCCAAAGAAAAATAAAATTCAATATTTTGTACACTTTAAATTTTTACCAGGACTTGGTTTTTATGGTTTTGGATTAATTCACATGATTGGTGGATTATCTAGAACTGCTACATCTGCATTAAGACAATTACTTGATGCTGGTACTCTTTCTAACTTACCTGCTGGTTTTAAACAGCGAGGAATAAGAATTAGGGACGACGCACAGTCTATTCAACCTGGCGAATTTAGAGATGTCGACGCACCAGGAGGAAATATACGTGACGCATTTATGATGCTTCCATTTAAGGAGCCGTCTCAAACACTCTTAGCACTTATGGGCGTCGTAGTACAAGCTGGTCAGCGTTTTGCATCTATAGCTGATCTTCAAGTAGGAGAGGGTAATCAACAAGCCGCAGTGGGTACGACAGTTGCGTTGCTAGAAAGAGGATCAAGGACAATGTCTGCGATTCACAAAAGAATTTATGCAGCCTTAAAACAAGAGTTCAAATTAATGGCAAGAGTTTTCAAGTTATATCTACCTCAAGAATATCCTTATGATGTTGTTGGTGGTCAAAGACTAATTAAACAATCAGACTTTGATGACAGAGTAGATATACTGCCAGTTGCAGACCCTAATATTTTCTCACAGACACAGCGTATTTCCCTTGCGCAAACAGAGTTGCAACTGGCGGCCTCAAATCCAGCAATGCATAACCAATATGAAGTTTATAGAAATATGTATCAAGCACTTGGTGTTAAAGACATAGATAAAATTTTAATTCGACCACAACCACCTCAACCAAAGGACCCTGCTTTAGAACACATCGATGCTTTAGCAGGGAAACCGTTCCAAGCGTTTCCTGGTCAAGATCATAGAGCACACATTACTGCTCACTTGAATTTTATGGCAACGAATATGGCAAGAAATAATCCAATGGTGATGGCATCACTTGAGAAAAATTGTTTTGAACACATTTCATTAATGGCTCAAGAACAAGTTGAGATAGAATTTAGAAATGAAATGCAACAACTTGCCATGATTCAACAAAATCCACAAGCAATGCAAAATCCACAGATTCAAATGCAAGTAAGAATGCTCTCTGAAAAAATTGAAGCAAGAAAAGCACAACTCATTGCAGATATGATGGAAGAATTTATGAATGAAGAGAAAAAAATAACTTCTCAATTTGATAATGACCCTATTGCTAAACTTAGAGCAAGAGAATTAGACCTTCAAGCACAAGAAAATCAAAGAAAACAACAAGAAGGTGAGGAAAGAATTAACTTAGATAAGATGAGAGCGATGATGAATCAGCAAAATCAAGATCAAAAGTTAAAACAAAACGAAGAATTGGCAAAATTAAGAGCTGATACTTCCATTGAAAAGACAATATTGTCAAAAACAATGCCAAATGCAAAAGATATGATGCCAAATGGTGTCATAATTAAACGAGGACAGTAAAAAATGAGAAAAAAGATGACAAAAGCACAGAAAAAAGTTAAAACTGTGATGAAAGAGTTCAAAAAAGGTGAACTCAACATTGGTAAAAGCCCAAAAAAAGTAAAAAGTCGTAAGCAAGCTATTGCGATTGCTCTTTCTGAGGCTGGTAAAAGCAAAAAAAGAGGTTAATTATGGAAAAACTAAATAAAATTAAAGATGTAAAAGTTGGAGAACAGCAAATTGAGATTGATCCAAGATCAAAAACAACTGCTGACAAAGCTTTCAATTACATTGGCACAGGCGGACCTGAAATGGAAGTTAAAGGTCAAGGTAAAGTCCTACCTGAAAAGAAAAGAAGCTCAAAAGCATACTAGTTTATGATACCTTGGGGTTTATTAGGTCAAGGTTTAAAATCTGGACTAGAAATATACAAGAATAAAAAAGCAGCTGACGTTGCAATGTCAGAAGCTAAACTTCTTCACATTGAAAAAATGAAACGTGGAGAAATTGAGTTTAGTGGTAAGATTGCAGAAAATCAAAAATCAGACTGGAAGGACGAATTTGTACTTTTAACAATTTCTTCGCCACTGTTTTTGTTGGCCTATTCTGTTTTTGCAGAAGATGAAAAGATGCAAGCAAAGATTGATCTATATTTTCAAAAATTACAAGAGATGCCCTGGTGGATAGTTGGCCTTTGGGTAACAGTGGTTACAGCCATATATGGACTTAAAGCTACTGATGTGATAAACATGAATAAAAACGGAGGAAAATAAAATGCGAAGATATTTTAGTAAAGGGTCAAATGTTATTGGACCAAAAGACATAAATAAAAACGGTCAAATTGAAAGCTGGGAAAAAGCTAGAGCCAAAGGAATGG